ATGTCCCCTACAGAACTCAAAAAGGAATGGCTCGCCAAATGGCGAAGAATTCTCGACGACAACGTGACCCGGATGGATAACCCTGAGGCTTATCGAATGATGTGCCGGTGGGAGACTAGTGACATGTTGGAGGCTGGGGTCATTGATGAGATAGAACAATTTGAGATGGATGAACTGGCCGATGCAGCTTACTGGCATGCCGTTGAAGAGCTGGTCACCGCAACTGCGGGGTACACATATGGCGGATACTATGACGTCATTCAACGCGCGACGTCGGAGTGCATCGGGTACATCCGAAGCAACACCTATTACTCAGCCATCAGTCCAGGTGCTGATGGGTTTGATGGAAAGGTATTTCGCGTTAAGACTGACTTGCGTTTGGTGTTTCGCAGCGACAACCAGGCTTGGGCGATAAATGGGCTGGTGCTTACCGCGCCATCTGGTGAGCTTTACGATCTGGTACAGACCGCGCAGTTTATCTATGGGAAGGTCTACCCAATCATCTGCGATGCCGATACCTATCGTGCGCTGGTAGATTGCGCACAGGTCGCCTTGGAAAGCCGCGATTTTGAGAGCTATCGCAAGGCCCGTCCTCTACTGCTCTCTGCCCAGTTCACCAAGTGCGGTGCCTGCCTGGACCGATTCGGACAGCGCGAGGATTGCAGCAACTGCGCAGGTAATGGCTTTGTCAGTACAGCTGGCACTCAGCCGGCGTCGTCCGCATAACCAGCAACAGCCTCCTCAACCAGCTCACGCCATTCTCCGCTGTCAATCACGCCTCGCTCCAGCATGTTGTCAGCCAGTGCGAGGCGCGTTTCATAGCGGTACTCGGGCCCGCCTGCCGTGAATTCGGCATCATTGAGCAGCGCATGCCACGCTTCCATCTCGTTGACCTGATGTATATCGGTTGTCATGACGAATCTCCGGCGCCGGTGTCTACAGTGTAGAGATCGGCCGGCGCGCGGCTGTTCATCAGGCCCGACGAGCGGAGACAGTCATGTGCGGACGCCTTTCACAGTACAGCGGCATTCATGACTTCGTCGCGGCCCTCAGCATGCCGAACGCCATGGTCAACTCGGTCGGCGAACTGCCCCTGGAGCGATACAACGTCGCCCCCACCACACAGGTCGCCCTGCTCCATGTACAAGGCGAATTGCTGCTGGCTGATCCGGTGCGCTGGGGATGGCGACCGCACTGGGCCAAGGACCGCGCCGCACCTATCAACGCCCGTGTCGAGAAGGTGGCCCACGGCCCTTTCTTCCGGGCGATTTGGCCGCATAGGGCAATCACACCGATCAATAACTGGTTTGAATGGGTCGATGAAGGCGGGCCGAAGAAGCAGCCTTACCTGATCCGCCGTCGCGACGGGGCGCCGATCTACTGCGCGACTATCGGCCAGCTACCCAACGCTGACGAAGGCCCAGGTGAGCATGATGGCTTTGTGATCATCACCGCCGACAGTGCCGGCGGCATGGTGGACATCCATGACCGGCGGCCCGTGGTGTTGACCCCGGACCTGGCCCGTGAATGGCTGGACCCGGCAACGCCCAAAGAGCGTGCCGAGCAGATGGTGCTGCATCAAGGCGAGCCGGCCGAGGCGTTTGAATGGTTCAAGGTCGACGTCGCAGTGGGTAACGTGAAGAACAAAGGCGCGGGCTTGATTCAGCCGGTGGGCTAAAACAGTCCGCCGAAGGCGTTTGGCTCCCAGTTCATGATCACCAGCTCCCCGCTCACCTCGGCCTTGCCCTGACGTTGATTCGCCGTGCTATAGCGGATATCCACCGTTTCGAAGTGAAATCCCTCAAACACCCGCCGGATATCGGGATGGTCGTTGATGCTGACCATCACCTTGCCTTTGCAGCGCCGCATGAACTCAGCCATGCGCTCGTAGTTTTCGAAAGGGAAATCCACACCATAGCCAGCGGTCTGCCAGTAAGGCGGGTCCATGTAATGGAAGGTATGCGGCCGGTCGTAACGTTCGGCACATTCCAGCCACCCCAGGTTTTCGACGTACGTGCCGGACAAACGCTGCCAGGCGGCGGACAGGTTCTCCTCGATCCGCAGCAGGTTGATGGCAGGCCCTGTAGTGGCGGTGCCGAATGTCTGCCCGCTGACCTTCCCCGCAAAAGCGTGGTGCTGCAGATAGAAAAAACGCGCTGCCCTCTGGATGTCAGTGAGCGTCTCGGGCCTTGTCATCTTTTGCCATTCGAACACCTGGCGTGAGCTGAGCGCCCATTTGAATTGGCGCACGAACTCTTCCAGGTGGTTCTGTACAACGCGGTAAAGCGTCACCAGGTCGCCATTGATGTCGTTCAGGACTTCAACCGGCGCGGCCTGGGGACGCATGAAGTACAGCGCGGCGCCGCCAGCGAAGACTTCGACGTAGCATTCATGCGGCGGAAACAATGGAATTAGGCGATCTGCCAGGCGGCGCTTGCCGCCCATCCACGGGATAATTGGTGTGCTCATTAAGTGATCCTTGTTTCGACAATTGGATTCGCTTAGGCTTCGCACCCCCTGCGCAGTGGGGCGAGGCCTTGGTTGGAGCACTCGGCGTGTTCGAGTGATTCAGCGTCGAGCGGGTGTTAGCGCACCAGCTCGTCGCCTCGTTTACTGCGCGGGGGTACTACTTTCCCTACTTTCCCCCCGTTGGAAGCTCAAATTCTTTGAAGCTGACAACCTCTTCACCCAGCCACTCGTTTACCTGGGCCAGCCTGGCCTGCAACGGTTCCAGCTCGTTGACCGCCCAAACTTCAGCAGCCTCCCGCAACGACCCGAAGCCGCCCGCGTTCTGCGGCACGATGCCCATCAGTTGGGGTGGAATGCGCAACGCCGCGAGCAGATCGTCGCGGCTGATGTTCTTGATTGAGCTGAATTCATCCTTCGCGGCCACTTCGCTCACCGGGATGAGCTGAATGCCATCCTTCTTGCCGGCAGGCGCGTACACGAACAGGTTGCGAAAGTTACCTGGCCCTTTCGAGTTCTTCAGCGCGGTGCGCAGTGAGTCGATGTCCTCTTCCTTCTGCGCCGCGTCGGTCATGTATAGGATGAAACCAGCGTGGCTACCGTTGTTGTAATACTTGCGGCGGAACAGCGTGGCGCTCTCGTTGAGCAACGCGCTCTGCAGAGCTGCCAGCCACTCGGGCAAACCGTAAATTTCCTGATTGATGTCAGCCTCACGCAGATGGCACATCGAACCCGGTGCAAACTCGTGTTCGTCCTTCCAACCGCGCACCTGGTAATAAGTCTCCATGTCCACGCCACGGCGCATGTACTTCGCCAGCGGCGGCAACAGGCCCATGGCGTTACGGAGCATGTTGTTGCGCTTTTCCAGATAACAGTTGCCGCACCAGAGCCAGTCCAGGGCGAACTGCTCAAACGCCTGACGGGACAGCAGCCGGTGAGGCACGAATGTGCGGGCAAGCATGTTGCGCTTGAAGTTGAGACCGGACTGTAGATACACGCTGGCGCGCGTCGTTTTGGCCAGGCCGTCCATCGACATAGGTGTCTCGAACCAACGACCATTGGCCCAGCACTCCAGATAGTCGAGGATCTCCCTGCTATCGAGCACAGGCGCCGGATCACCGAAGGTGAACGCCTCAACCGGACCGGGTTCGGGCGGGAGCACGTCCCCTTCAACGGTTGGCAGAACGGTGGTCAGTTGGGTTTCGCGCTTACGTCTGCTCATCAGTAGGACTCCATAAATCCAGTATTGGCCGTGGTCTGCCCTTCAAGAGGCTCGTTATGCAGGGCGTGGAAGGTCGCCCACGCCAAGTCGGCATGGCCTATCTCGTCGGTGCGACCGGCCGTATAAGTAAACTGGCGCCCGGAGGCGGTGACTGTTTTGCGGATAGCCATCAACGACTGCGCCATGTCCGTCCATCCCGCATCGAACTCCAGGCGACCGTTCTTGATGACGTCGTACGCCTTCAACACCAGGCGCGTCTTGACCTCGGGCGAGTAGCTGAACGTGGTGATGTTCGGGAAGAACTGTTTCACCAGCTGCGCCACGCCGGAGCCCATACCCGTGATGTCGATACCGATGTATGTCACCCAATATCGTCTGGTGACCTGGCGGATCGCTTCCGCCTGGGCGGCGAAGTCCATTCCGCGGAACTGGTGTCGTTCCAGCACGCGGAACTTGCCGCCAGGGACTGTCGGTGGGGCAATGACCACCAATGCAGCGCTGTCGCCGTTCTCGGCTGGGTCATAACCAATCCATACCTGACGATCCCCAAACGGACGCGCGGCGAACGGTTTGTAGTCCTCGGCCCACAGATCCCAGCTGTCGACCATGCAAGGCTGCAGCATCGCAAGCGGAAAAATGCTGGCCCCGTCGTCGATGAACTGGCACATCAGCAGGTTCTGGAAAGCCTCGGCGTCGTACTCCTGGCGCAGCTCGTCGAGGTCGAACAGATCGCAGCCACGGTCCTCCGCGTCGAGGATGGTGACGATTTGCCGCCAGACCCGGTCCTCACACAGCCGCCCCTGCTGCAGGGCGTCATGGGAGACGTCGATTTTTACCCGTTGCGCCGCCGGTTTGCCCTTGTTGAACCGCTCGCCCGTCCAGAACGTATAGGCCTCGTGCGCCATGCTGGAAGGCGTCGAAAAGTAGGTACGGCGGTACTGCTTCTGCATCGCCATGCCGCTGGCGACTTTATTGAGTTCCTTGAACTTGAACGTCCAGAAGAATTCGTCGAAGTAGAAGTTGCCGTGGTAACCCTGCGCGGTCCGAGCGTTGGTACCCAGGAAGTGCAGCTCCGCACCATTCCCCAGAATGATCGGGTCGCCCGTCAGCTCGACACCCACCACCTCGCGGGCAAAGGCTTGGATGTAGGCCTTGAAGATATGCGCCTGGTTTTTCGAGGCTGACAGGAATATCTGGTTGCGACCGGTCGTCAGCGCATCGATCAGCGCTTCGCGAGCGAAGTAGTAAGTCGCGCCGATCTGCCGTGACTTGAGGATCGCCCGTGTTCGCTGGCTACCCGCTTTGTACCAATCCAGCTGATAACCGAAACAGCCGTCAATGAACGCCTCAGTCAGCTTTTCGATGTGTTCTTCGTCGAACTCGTTGCGCTTCGGCGCTTTCTTCGGCCCGTCGTTGCGCTTGGCCAGGTTCGGATTCAGCTCGGTTTCGGTACCGCCGTCGTTGAAGCGCTGAATGCGGGCTTGCCGCTCCAGTTGACGGTGCAACAGGTCAATTTCCTTGTAGTCGGCCCCTGACTTGGGGTCTTTCAGAATCAGCTGTACCAGGCGCGCTTCGGTCGCGGCCTGGATACGCTCCAGCGGTGTCGCGCGGTCCCATTCGTCACGGGCCTTCCAGCTGTGCAGCGTTTTTTCCTTCTCCCCGATCAGCTCGGCGATCTCGCACACGCGATAGCCCTGCCAATACAAGTGCTTGGCATGGCGGCGGTGGTCAGTGGGCAATTCGACGATGGCATTCATGGCGCAGATGCTGCCGCCCGCGCGCGAACAGTTCCCGCTCCGCCCCTTGTAGATCAACGATCTACAACAGCGCCTCGTTGCCCGTCGCGCCCGCGCTCAACAACATGCCCTCATCGCAAAGGCAGACTGCCACCGCACTGAGGGATTCACGCATGGCCGGCAAAACCGACAACCCAGCCAAGAAACAACGCTCCAAGTTCTTCCGCGTCGCCGTTGAAGGCGCCACTACCGATGGTCGCCAGATCGAACGCCAATGGCTGGTCGACGCAGCCGAAACCTACAGCCAGAACACCTATGGTGCGCGAGTTTGGATCGAGCACATGCGCAGCATGCTGCCCGACAGCCCTTTCCGGGCTTACGGCGACGTGGTCGCGCTGAAGACTGAAGAAGTCGAGATCGCCGGGGCCAAAAAACTGGCCTTGTTCGCTCAAATCGAGCCAACCGCCGACCTGGTCGCCATGAATAAGGCGCGGCAGAAGCTGTACACCAGCATCGAGATTCGGCCGAAGTTCGCCGACACCGGGCGCGCCTATCTGGACGGCATCGCGGTCACCGACACCCCTGCCAGCCTGGGGACCGAGATGCTGACCTTCAGCGCTCAGCACCCCGACATGAATCCGCTCACCAGTCGCAAACGCGATCCCGGCAACCTCTTCTCTGAAGTCGTCGAGATTGAACTTGAATTCGAAGAAGTTGAGGACGAAAGCGGCAAAGTCGCAGGCCTGTTCAGCCGCGTTCTCGATCTTCTCGGCAAGAGCAAGGACAAGGAAGGCAAGGACGCCGCTCTATTCACTGAACTCGGCGAGGCCGTTGAAGCCATGGCCGAGCATGTCGCCGGTCAGGGTGAAGCCTTTACCGCCGAAAAAACCGCCCGCGAAAAGCTGCAGACCGCTCACGAAAAGCTGTCTGCCGACTTCACGGCGTTGGTTCAACAGCTCGAAAAAACCCCGGACACCACCGGCCAGAAACCGCAGTACTCCGTTCGCCCGCCGGCTACGGGCGGTGACGGCGCACTCGTCACCGACTGCTGATCCATCTCACGGACAACATCCAGCCAAGGAACATCGGAGAACACCATGCGTAACGATACCCGCGTCCTTTTCAACGCCTACTTGCAACAGCTTGCCCAACTGCACGGCGTGAGCGACGTCACCACCAAATTTACAGCCGCTCCATCAGTCGCCCAGACGTTGGAAACCCGTATGCAGGAGTCGAGCGCGTTTCTCAGCTCGATCAATGTGTATGGCGTGTCCGAACAATCGGGTGAAAAAATCGGCATTGGCATCGACGGCACAATCGCCGGCACCACCGATACCACTCAGCAAGACCGCGAGCCGCGTGACCCTACCGGCCTGGACAACCGTGGGTACACCTGCACCCAAACCAACTTTGATACCGGCCTGCGTTACCAGAAGCTGGACCAATGGGCCAAGTTCAAAGACTTCCAAGCCCGTATCCGCGACGCCATCATCAGGGCTCAAGCGCTCAACCGGATCATGATCGGTTGGAACGGCACCAGCCGTGCCGCGACGTCCAAACCGGACATCAACAAGCTGCTGCAGGATGTGAACGTCGGCTGGCTGCAAAAAATGCGCGTAGAAAACTCCGCTCGCGTTTTGAACGAAGTGGTCGACGGCAGCGGCAAGATCCAGATCGGTGCGGGCAAAGACTTCGAAAACATCGACGCCCTGGTCATCAGCATGGTCAACGAGTTCATTGAGCCTTGGTACCAGGAAGACACCGACCTGGTGGTGATCTGCGGTCGCCAGCTGCTGGCCGACAAGTACTTCCCGATCATCAACAAAACCCAGGCACCGACCGAGATGCTCGCCGCCGATATCGTCACCAGCCAGAAGCGCATCGGTAATTTGCCGGCCGTGCGAGTGCCTCACTTCCCGCCCAACGGGCTGCTGGTGACGCGCCTGGACAACCTGTCGATCTACTGGCAGGAAGGCACCCGCCGCCGCACCGTGGTGGATAACGCCAAGCGCGACCGTATCGAGAACTACGAGTCGGTCAACGAAGCCTACGTGATCGAAGACCTTGGCTGCGCAGCCATGGCCGAAAACATCACCCTGAGCTGAGGCGAGCAACCATGACCAATCCTTGCCGCCGTCACTTCCAGCGCGTCACAGCAGCCGTTGCAGCGGCTGCCGTGGCCGGCCCAGCTATGACCATGGAAGGTTCCACCGTTTACGAACTGCACCTGGCAAAGCTTCAACAGGACTACTTGCGCCTGAAACAGGTGCAATCGACCGAGGGTAAAGCTGAGCTGAAGAAGCAGTTGCTGCCGGAATACGTCCCGTATGTAGAAGGTGTACTGTCAGGAGGCAAAGGCGCGCAGGACCAGGTGCTGACCACCCTGATGGTTTGGCGAATGGATGCCGGTGACTTCGCCGGGGCCCTGGACATTGCCGAGTACGTAATTCAATACGCACTGCTGATGCCTGACCGCTTTGAACGTACGACCGGCACCATCATTGCCGAAGAAATCGCCGAAGTGGCCCTGAAAGCGCAGAAGGCTGGTAGCACCTTCGACGTGAAGCTGCTGCTGCGCACTGAACAAATCGCTGGCAACGAAGACATGCCTGACCAAGCCAAAGCCAAGCTTCATCTGGCCCTTGGCAAGGCCTTCGCCGAGATGGTTTCCGACGACGACACGTCAGAAAGCAAGGTGGCCGCCCTGTGTCACCTGGAATCCTCGAAAAAATATCTGTCCCGCGCCATCGAGTTGAACACCAACTGCGGCGGCAAGAAGGATTTGGAGCGCGTCGAGCGTCTCCTCAAAAAATACGCTGCTCCAGCAGCTAACTGAGCGTCCCCACGCACCCCGCCGGCTCGGGGCGGATCGGCCAGGCCGCTCCTCCTGAACGTGAAGCCCCGACCACCGGCGACCTATTTTCGAGTGCAGTCTCATGAGCGCATTTGTAGCCAGCGGCACCGTCGCCAGCGGCCACATCAACACCGACCCGTTCTGGCCGTCGATTGACCTGGACAACCTGCGCGCCACCCTGCGCATCGACGCCAGTGTTACCCCGGCTCGCCTGGAAACCGCCGTGATCGCTGCCGCCATTAACCTCAATCGCGAGTTAAGCGACTGGCGAGCGGTTCAGCAGGCCGCCGGCTACGCCACGCTGGCCGACGTCCCCGGTGACCGCATCAAAGACGTATCGGTAAAGGCCCACCTTTACCGTCGCGCCATCGAAGCCGGCACCGGTGCGGAAGTGTGCGAGCGATACCGCGACTACAGCGCCACCAACGCCGGCAACAACAGGGCCGAAGAGGTTGCCTCCACCATCGACGACTACCGGCGCGACCTGCGCTGGGCAATCCGTGATTTTCTCGGGAGAAACCGTACCACCGTGGAGCTGATCTGATGCCCGTCGCCCTTCGCGCCAACCAAAACGAAACCGTCGACGCGCTGTGTTGGCGGTACTACGGCCGAACCGCTGGGGTTACCGAAGCGGTGCTGCAGGCGAACCCCGGCCTGGCCGACCACGGCCCGGTGCTGCCGCAAGGCCTCCTAATCAACATGCCAGAAGCCCAAACCAACGCGCCCCAACGGCAGATGGTGAACCTATGGGACTGACCCACCGCAACCAAGGAACCCCACAACATGGCTGATCCAACTTCCAGCGTTGTGTCCGGCCTGCTGATCGGCCTGGGCCTGGCGAGCGTCACGCCGGTCATCGACGACGGGGCGCTATTCGGCGCCATTCTCGGCGCCTGGCTGGTCACCAGCACCAAGCGAGATCTGAAGGTCTGGCAGCGCCTGGGCTCCCTGTTCCTGTCAGCAGGGGTGGGCTATCTGTTCGCCCCCATGGCCTTACAAGCAATCCCGTTCATCACCAGCGGCGGTAGCGCTTTCCTCTGTGCCTTGGTGGTCATCCCGATCAGCATCAAGCTGATGGTGTGGGTGGAAAAGGCGGATATCTGGGACATCTGGCGTCGCATCCGAGGGGGCACCTGACATGCCGAACATCGAACTGGCCGTGCAGTTGATCACGGCAATCGCCTACCTGCTGAGCGCACTGCGCCTGGCCTGCTACACGCGAGGCGATGCGCGGTACCGGCGCAGCATTTCGCTGTTGGCAAGCCTGTTCGGCGCCGTGTTGTGCATCTGCGGTCTGGAAATCCTGCTGGACCGCCAGCCCACAAGGCTCGGCCAGGCCGCGTCCATCGTGCTGCTCTGCATCCTGATTTTCCGTTCACGCGGCAACGTCGCCGCCCTGTTGAGGCCCAGCGCATGACCACCACCCTTCGCCACGGCGACCGCTCGCAAGCGGTACTTATCCTGCAAAAAAATCTCAACAGGCACGGCGCCAAACTGGCACCAGACGGCCACTACGGTGACTCCACCGAGGCGGCAGTCCGCGCCTACCAAACGAAAGTTGGCCTGGTGGCCGACGGCGTTGCGGGAGACAAAACCCAAGCCAGCCTGGCCGGTGGCGACTGTGCCCAGCTGTTGCGCAATAACGACCTGGTAGCCGCTGCCCAGCGCCTGGACGTGCCACTGGCGAGCATTTACGCGGTCAACGAAGTGGAATCGAAAGGCAAGGGCTTCCTCGAAAACGGCAAGCCGGTGATCCTGTTCGAACGGCACGTCATGTACCGACAACTCGCGAAGGTGCGACGCGCGGGCGACGATCCGGCGGAGATCAAGCGCCATGCCGATGAGCTGGCCGCGACCAATCCCGCCCTGGTGAACCCTAAGGCCGGTGGGTATATCGGCGGTACCGCCGAACACCAGCGCTTGGCCATGGCCCGGCTGATCGACGACACGGCCGCACTTGAGTCGGCATCCTGGGGCTCCTTCCAGATCATGGGCTATCACTGGGAGCGCCTTGGCTACGGCAGCGTGCAGGACTTCGTGGCGGCGGTGAGTGCCGGCGAATCGCAGCAGTTCGATGCGTTCACCCGCTTCATCGAAACCGACCCCGTTCTGCACAAGGCTCTGAAAGCCCGCAAATGGGCCGAGTTTGCCCGGCTCTACAACGGCCCGGACTACTTACGCAATCTCTACGACACCAAGCTCCAGCGCGCCTATGAACGACACGCCAGCTGCGAGTGCGGGCAAGGGGTGGCGGCATGATCGACTTCGAAGCGGTGCAGAAATTACGGGTACAGGACGGCGATCTGCTGGTGGTGCCGGAATCGACCGAACAGGAAGACATGGTAAGGCTGGCGGAGTGCATCCAGTTGATGAACAACGCGAGGGCGGTAATCGTGCGCGGCCCGATCAAGCAGCTCAACACCGCAGCGATGAACAAACTCGGCTGGTACCGCGCGTGAGCACGTTGCGCCAGGCGCTGTACGGCATGGCCCTGCTCGGCGCCCTGGCGCTATTCATATGGTTCCAGCAACAGCGCATTGATTTCGCTGAAGGCGAAGCCGCGCGAGCAAATGACGCCGCGAAAACAGCCCTCGAAGATGCGAACCGCAATCTCCTGACCGCTAACACCCTCGCCGACACCCTGCAGCAGGAACGCGAGAGCCAATCAGCTCTGCGCGCCCAGCAGGACCAACTGCGCCAAGCCTTGGCAAAGCGTGGGCAAACCATAGAGGCACTGAAACGTGAAAATGACGAACTACGCGACTGGGCTGCTCAGCCTCTGCCTGACGCTGCTCGCCGGCTGCGCGAGCGCCCCGCCCTCACCGGTGCCGCAGCTTACCGTGACTGGCTGTCCGGCCGTGGTGCCCTGCCACCTGCCGGCAACCAGCCCGCTCGTTAACGGCGATCAACTGACCGACCAGGACCGCGTCGAAGCCGCCTGGGCCGAGTGCGCCGCCCAGGTCGACATGGTCTATCAACATCAGCAGGCAGCTCAATGAACAAGCCCGAGAGCCTGCGTGCCCACCTGCTGACCACCGTCGCCGAGTTCCAGCACAACCCGGACCTATTGCTGATCTTCATCGACAACGGCAAGGTCCGCTGCACTGCTGCTGCAAGCCTTTCTTTTGAGTACAGCTACGACCTGCAGATCATTATGACGGGCTTCGCTGGGCACCCCGACAGCGTGATGCTGCCCGTGCTGGGGTGGATCAGCATCAACCAACCGGAGCTGCTGGAAAATTATGAAAAGGCGCAGAACGGCATCCAGTTCGAGGCGGATATTCTCGACAAGGACAAGGTAGACCTCAGCCTGACGCTGCATCTGACCGAACGGGTAGTGGTGGGCAAAGACGCGCAAGGCAATACCACCGTGAAGCATGCCGGCGAGCCGCAACGTGTAGCGGGATACCTCAATCCGAACTGGGTGCCCGGCTCCCAGGGCAATGCCAGCGAATGGGGGTTTCCTGATGGACAGTAAGCTGCAGGCCCTGGAGACCTGGGCGGCCGGCCTGCTGGAGCAACTGCAGCCCGCAGCCCGTAACCAGCTCGCCCGGTCCATCGGCCAGGAACTGCGACGCAGCCAACAAAAGCGGGTGCTGATGCAGCGAAACCCGGACGGCAGCAAGTTTGCGCCACGGAAGAAGCGCGACTTGCGCGGTAAGCAAGGCCGCGTCCGGCGTAAAGCTGAAATGTTCAAAAAGCTGCGAACCGCGACGTACATGAAAGCAAAAGGCGACAGCAACGCTGTGACGGTGGGTTTCATCGGGCGCGCTGCAAGAATCGCTAGGATTCATCAGCACGGTTTAAAGGACCGACCAGAGCGAGGAGCCCCCGAAATAACGTACGAACGGCGCCAATTATTAGGTTTTTCCGAAGCAGATATAATTTTAATACGCGATATTTTAATCGACAAATTAACCTAAACTTCATCCAAAATACAAATGTTCAGGATCGATTTTATCCTTATAAACTTGATGCAACGTAGTTAGATAAGCCGACCCAAACTCGGTCAGCGAATAACTAACCCTTATATATTGCTCTTGTTTCTGAGCGGCTATATTAATAGTGCGAGTAGCCATTTCGATTTTACGCTTGAGTACGCGTTGGGCTGCCATAACGTCACCCAAAGTATCTTCAAGTATGTATTCGTTATGATAGCCATGCATAAAAATATGTATATTTATAACCTGTAGACCAGTGGTTGCTCTTACTTGGTCTTCAAACTGCGCATAAGAAATTTCTCTTTTTACGACTCGACGAAAGATGCCTCCAATTATCTTAGCTTTCTGCTCCTCATCGACCCTATCAATTATATCTAATAGCTCGCTAACAAAATCCTCCTCTTTGCCCTCTTCATCTAAAGTCTCAGAAAAAGACTTCCATTCCTCATCCGTGAAACTTCCTGCCGCCTTAGAAAACGCCTCTACCTTTTTCTTAAACTTGTTCTCTTTATATTGAAGAAAAGTCTTAACCACTGCGGTCGCTGTGGAAACAACTGGAATTGCCTTAAAAATCTCATTATCAGTAGCAGCATCCGCCATAGCCTCAATATATTCAGCGAGGTGAAAGTCTTCCGCTGTTTTTTTGACCTTACTGATCAAGCCTTTCTTTTTATCAGTCATTATTATTCCTAGGAGTAGCTCAGAGGCAAAGATTAAGAGTCTGCGAAGCCGTATGCCTAAAGCTAGTTTGTAATGATGAACCTTACAAGGTCGAGAGCATGCGTCCTCGTGCGCGTAGCGCCACCATCGGCGCCATGAACGATCTCGCCGCCCTCTCCCGACTGCTCGAAAACCTCATCCGCTTCGGCGTCATCTCCGCCGTGCAGATGGAGCCCCCGCGCGTGCAGGTCACAACCGGAACACTGACCACAGCCTGGCTACCCTGGCTGGCGTTGCGCGCCGGGGCTGACCGCGAGTGGGACCCGCCTACCCTCGGCGAACAGGTGATGCTGTTCAGTCCGTCAGGCCAGCTCGCCAACGGCATCGTCGTAACAGGCGTGTTCAGCGACCACATCCCGGCCAATGGCAACCGCGCCGGCCTGCACCGCCGTACCTACGCGGACGGCACGGTGATTGAGTACGACAGCGTGGCTCACCACTTGAATGCCACGCTGGTCGATGGCGGCACCACCAATCTGATCAGCACCGGTGGCATCAACCTGGTGGGCGACATCACGCACCAGGGCGACTACATCCAAACTGGGAATCAGACCATCACCGGTCGCGTTGACGTGTCGATTGACGTGATCGCGGCCGGGGTCAGCTTGGTCAAACATCTGCACACCGGCGTCAAACAAGGCGGTGACCAGTCCGGGGCGCCGATCCCATCATGAACAGACAAACCGGCGGCGCCATCGGCGAGCGCGAGCACATCAGTCAGTCGGTCACCGACATTCTCAGCACCCGCATCGGCACCCGCGTCATGCGCCGCGAATACGGCAGCCTGTTGCCAGAGCTGGTGGACCATCCTTTCAACGACGTCACTCGCCTACGTGTCTACGCCGCCGCAGTCATGGCGTTGATGCGTTGGGAAACCCGCATCAGCTTGAGCCGCGTGCAGTTCGTAGGAGCCAACATGCAGGGCCAGGCTTCGATCGATCTGGAAGGCTCGGTGGTGGACACCAATGAACCGCTGAGCCTCAGCGTGCCGCTGCAGCTGGGAGGCAGTGTATGAATAGCTTTGCCGCCATCGACCTCAGCCAACTGCCCGCGCCGCAGATCGTCGAGCAGGTCGACTTCGAAAAGATCCTGGCCGAGCGCAAAGCGTACATGATCAGCCTCTGGCCCCCTGAGGAGCAGGTCCAAATCGCGACACGCCTGGAGATTGAATCGGAGCCGTTGACCAAGTTGCTGCAGGAAAACGCGTACCGCGAAACGGTCTGGCGCCAGAGGGTCAACGAAGCCTCACTCGCTAACCTGCTCGCGACCGCGCGTGGCACTGATCTGGAACAGCTGGCAGCCAACTTCAACGTCAAACGCTTGGTCATTCAAGAAGGCAAAGCCAACGCTGTACCGCCCATCCCTAAGTTGATGGAGGGCGACGACAGCTTGCGCGAGCGCGCGCAGATGGCTTGGGAGGGGCTCAGCACCGCCGGTCCGCGTAACAGCTACATCTTCCATGCTCGTGCGGCTGATGGGCGCGTAGCCGACGCCACAGCCGAAAGCCCCTCACCCGCCGTCGCCGTGGTCACGGTGCAATCGTTCTTGGGGGACGGCACGGCGCCGCCCGAGCTACTTGCCATAGTCAGCAGGTACCTAAGCGACGACGACCGCCGGCCAGTGGCCGACCGTCTGGCCGTCCAGGGTGCGCAGATCATCAATTACCAAGTCAAGGCCAAGCTCTACCTGCTGTCGAGCGGACCGGAGTCGGAACCAATTTTGGCTGCAGCAGAGCAGCGGCTGTTGGCGTACGTTCATCAACGGCGTCGCCTGGGCATGGAAGTTTCCGAATCAGCCCTACACGCCGCGCTGCATGTCGAAGGTGTGCGCAAGGTCGAGCTGGAAGGCTGGGTAGATATCGTCGCAACGAAGGCCCAAGCCCCGTTCTGCACTGACATCAAATTGACTCGAGGCGCGGAGTGATGGCTGAGCAGCACTTGCTTCCGGTCAATGCCACGCCGCTGGAGCGCCAAGCCGCTCAGGCACTCGCGCAGATTCAGCGCGTGCCTATCCCACTGCGACAACTGTGTAACCCGGATACCTGCCCGGTGGAGCTGCTGCCTTACCTGGCCTGGGCCTTCTCGGTCGACCGCTGGGATGGCAACTGGAACGAAGCCACGAAGCGAGCAGCCATTCGCTCATCCCATTACATCCACTCTCGTAAAGGCACCATCGGCGCACTGCGCCGAGTGGTCGAGCCGCTGGGCTATTTGATTGAGGTGCTGGAGTGGTGGCAGACGGTTCCGGAAGGCATACCCGGTACATTCGCCTTAAAAGTAGGGGTGCTGGAAACCGGTATTACCGAAGAGATGTACCAGGAACTCACCTGGTTGATCGACGACGCCAAGCCCCTCACCCGCCACCTGACCGGTCTGGCCATCAGCCTGGAAAGTACCGGCACAATGTTTATCGGGGTCAGCGTTTACGAAGGCGACGAACTCAGTGTTTACCCACCGACTCAGCGCGACATCGATGTCAGCGGCTACCTTGCCGTCGCTGGCCGCGAACATCACATCGACACAATGGACATCTACCCATGACCGATCAAAACAGCCAATTCTTCGCGATCCTGACCGCAGTCGGAGAGGCCAAGCAAGCCAACGCCGATGCGTTGGGTGTGCCGTGGACTTTTGCCCAGATGGGTGTCGGTGACGCCAACGGTACAGACCCGATTCCCAGCCGCACGCAAACGAAGCTGATCAACGAACGCCGACGTGCACCACTAAACCAGGTGAAGGTCGATCCTAAGAACGCGAGCGTCATCATCGCCGAGCAAATCATTCCTGAAAGCATCGGTGGCTGGTGGATTCGTGAAATTGGCCTTTACGATGCAGCCGGGGACCTGGTCGCCATTGCCAACTGCGCACCGACGTTTAAACCCCTGCTTACCCAGGGCTCTGGTCGCACCCAAGTCATTCGGATCAACCTGATCGTCAGCAACACCTCGAACGTCGAGCTGAAAATTGATCCCTCGGTGGTCCTAGCAACGCGGGAATATGTAGACACCTGGTTTCTCAACGTACTACCGGAAAGCCGGCCAGAGGGCAGGTACACGCGGGTAAACATCAACAAGCGCGGTATCGTCCTTGGCGGCGATAACCCTTCGACGTTTCAAGAGATGGGCCTTGTCGGCGGAACCTTGTTTGGTTCCATCAACATGGCCGATGCAAGGGCGATCTACATTCAGCCTGTAGAGTCGCCGTCCTGGGTAAGCGGGCTCATCGCTGGGAGCAACGGTGGCGAGAAAGGCGGGCTTGGTTTTACCGGAAGTTACAACGCCATCACCTCTATCTTCATGGGGATCGGCTCTACGCCCTGGGCGAATGGCAATGGCATTCGCGTCACCTCCAACGGGGTCGATATCACCGGCCCGATCACTGGCGTCGGCTCGGGCCTGACCGGACTCAAGTTTTCGGCCTTAACGGGAACCCCCAACACGCTGGCCGGGTACGGTGTTTCATTCGCCAGCCAGGTAGAAGCCGAAACAGGGGCAGATACCAACAAGCCTATGAGCGCTCTGCGTGTCTTTCAGGCAATTGCCGCGAAAGTCATCCAAGCCACTGAGAGCGCGATGGGCCTTGCACGTATTGCCCCACAGAACGTAGTCAACGCCGGCAACGATGACAGCACCATCGTGACACCGAAAAAGCAGCGCTGGGGATTCAGGATTCTGATTGGGCGGGTCGGGTATATCGTCTTCCCAACCTGGTTAGGTGGTTGGATTGTTCAATGGAACGCGGGGGTCACGCTGAAAGGCTCCGCAATCAACACGACTTACTTTCCAATCCCATTCCCAAACGATGTCGGTGCTGTAGTCGTTGGCGCGTACAACAACAATGCATCCGGCGACTACAGCGTTCGCCTGAGTGATGGTGTAGCTGGTGCTTCGGGCGCCGTATATGCCGACCGTTTTACATCCTATAACACCGGCGTCACGGGCTCGGCGGGTTTGAGCTTTATCGCGGTAGGTACTTGAGGATTAACATGAACTACGCAACGTTTCACCCCGACGGAACACTTCATTTGCGCTTGATAAAAGGCACACACGACATTCCGAAAGATGCAGTTGAAGTCGATGACGCCTTATGGCTAAGGCTCATCCGCGAGAACGACGGCATCTGGTCGATTGATGCTGACGGCAAGATCATTAAGCAGTTGTTGCCCACAGCCCCCCCCCAGACCCGTGAAGACGTCGAGCGCCTGCGTCTTGCTGCGTATGCTGAGCCCGTTGTGGGATCCGATCGTTACTTCGCCGAAGCCAATCGTATGCAGGTTATGGGAGAGGAAGGTTGGGAAACAGTAAGGGACGCTGGTATTGCTCGCTTCAACGAAATCCAAACGCGATATCCGTGGCCTGAAGACCATGTCGCGAGATAACTTACTCTCTCGCCCTGTAATACGCCCTTCTACAACCCCCCGCGCTCGCCCAGCAGGCGCGCGCGCGGCAACCTCTGCACTGTCATTCCATCACAGCGCAGGCACCAACCCATGGCCGATTATCTCCACGGCGTGCGGGTCATCGAACTAAACGACGGCACCCGCCCCATTCGCACTATTCCCACCGCAGTTATCGGCATGGTTTGCACGGCTGAAGATGCGGACCCTCTCGTTTTCCCTCTGGACACGCCCGTCCTGCTCACCAACGTGCAAAGCGCCGTCGGCAAGGCCGGCATCAAGGGCACCCTGGCGGCGAGCCTGCAGGGCATCGCCGATCAGACAAAGCCCTACGTCATCGTAGTGCGCGTCAAAGAAGGCGCCGACGCTGCGGCCACCACCAGCGCCCTGATCGGTGGCACCACACCGACCGGCCAGTACACCGGCATGAAAGCCTTGCTTGCCGCCAAGTCACGAGTGGGCATGACGCCGCGCATCCTCGGCGTGCCGGGCCTGGACAGTTTGCCGGTGGCCACCGCCCTCGGCGCAATCGCCAAAGACCTGCGCGCCTTTGCATACGTCAGCGCCTGGAACTGCAAGACCAAGGAAGAGGTAGTGGCGTACCGCGAGAACTTCGGCGCGCGCGAAATGATGGTGATTTGGCCGGACTTCCTGAACTGGGACACCGTCGCCAACAAGACCACCACGGCTTCGGCCGTTGCGCGTGCCCTGGGATTGCGTGCCAAGATCGATCAGGAAACGGGCTGGCATAAAACCCTGTCCAACGTGGCCGTCAGCGGCGTAACCGGTATCAGCGCCGACGTGTTCTGGGATCTGCAGAATCCAGCCACCGACGCCAACTACCTCAACAGCAACGAAGTGACCACGCTGATCAACGCCAACGGTTTCCGCTTCTGGGGTAGCCGCACCTGTAGCGACGATCCGCTGTTCGCCTTCGAAAACTACACCCGCACCGCGCAGATCCTCGCCGACACCATGGCCGAGGCGCACATGTGGGCGATTGACCGCCCGATGCACGCCTCCCTGGTCCGCGATCTGGTCGAAGGCGTGAACGCCAAGATGCGCGAGATGAAATCGCAGGGCTACCTGATCGGCGGCAGCTGCTGGTACCCGGACGACATCAACACCAAAGAGACCCTCAAGGCCGGCAAGCTCTGGGTGGATTACGACTACACCCCTGTGCCGCCCCTGGAAGACCTCACCTTCCGCCAGCGAATCACCGACCGTTATCTGATCGACTTCGCCAAGGGCATCAACAGCTAAACCGGGCCTCCCCGCAAGGGGAGTTCGCCCTGACCCCGTATCCCGGAGAACACCGCCATGGCAATGCCACGCAAGCTCAAAAACCTCAACCTGTTCAATGACGGCAACAGTTACCTCGGCGTGGCGAAAACCGTCACCCTGCCCGCCCTGGGCCGCAAGATGGAAGCCTATCGCGGCGGCGGCATGAACGGCCCGGTCAAGGCCGACCTCGGCTTCTCGGACGACGGTATCCAGTTCGAATGGAAGACTGGCGGTCTGGATCTGATCTCACTGCGTCAATTCGGCGCCGTCAATGCCTCCAGCGTGGCCCTGCGCTTCTCCGGCCCTTATCAGCAGGACGATACCGGCGAAGTCAGCAACGTGGAGGTGGTCGTGCGTGGTCGCCACGAAACCATCGAAATGGGCGACGCCCAGCCCGGTGAGGATACCGAACATTCCATGACCACCACTTGCAGCTACTACAAGCTGACCGTGGACGGTGAAGAAATCATCGAAATCGACCTGCTCAACTTCGTCGAGAAGGTCAACGGCGTGGACATGCTGGAGAAGCATCGCACCGCCATGGGCATCTGACCCGCCCACTCGATCAAGCCCCACACTTCAATCACCAGGAGCAAACCCAATGAAGAACGAAACCATCGAACAGCCCGACGTGCAGCAGCTGGCCGACGACAACACTGTAATCCTCGACACGCCAATCCGTCGCGGTACCACCAGCATCGACAGCATCACCCTGCGCAAACCGAACTCAGGTGAGTTACGCGGCGTAAGCCTGGTGGAGCTGCTGCAAATGGACGTAGGCAGCCTGATCAAGGTTCTGCCGCGCATCAGCTCGCCCAGCATCACCGCCATCGAGGTTGCCGGCATGGACCCGGCCGACCTGCTGGCCTTGAGCAGCAAGGTCTCTGGTTTTTTGTTGCAGAAGTCGGTGAAGACGGATGCATCCCTCGTCGCGTAGAAGACGCCATGGCCGATCTGGCCGTGGTTTTTCACTGGGCACCGGCTGAAATGAATCAGCTGGGCCTGCAAGACCTGATGGACTGGCGCGAGCGCGCCAGGGTGCGGAGTTCCACCGATGGCGAATGATCTGAGACTTCAGGTGCTGCTCAGCGCCATCGACAAGGCCACAGGTCCGCTGACGAAAATCACGGGCGGGAGCAAGGAAACCGCACGCGCCCTCAGAGCCGCTCGTGACCGCCTCAAAGAACTCAACACCCAGCAACGCGACGTGAGCGCCTGGCGCGAGCAGCAAGCCGCCACGCGCGCGACGTCTGAGGCGCTCGCGACCAACAACGCCAAGGTGGGCGAACTCGCCCGCGAAACCGCCAAGGTTCGCCAGCAGCTCGCACCGACCCAAGCGCTTTTCGAGAAGTCCCGTCAGAAGGTCGACGCGCTCAAAGTCAGCCAGGTCGACCTCAAGCGCGAACTCACCGGGACACGCAATGCCCTGGGCTTGTTGAGCGACGAACACCGGCAGTCCGGCAGTAGGATCGCCGCGCTCAACGCGGTAATGCAGAAGGGTAATGCCCTGACCCGCGAGCAGCGGGACGAATACACCCGCCTCACAGCGGCACAGCGGGAGCGTAAGTCCCAGCTGGATCAGCTCGCCGCCAAAGAAAAAACCCTGGCCGACCGCTTCACCCTCAATAACGCACAGTTGCGCACAAGTCGCGCAGGACATGCAGGCCTGCGCGACGAGATCCGCCGGCTGGAAACACCGTTCAAGGACCAGCTCGCACTGCTGAAACAGCACACCGCCGAATCGAAACGCTTGGGTGAGCAGTACGGCCAGCAACAAGTAAAACTTGCCAACCTCGGCGCGCAGCTTAAGGAAGCCGGCATCAACACCAGTGCCCTGGGCGCCCACGAGTTGAAGCTCAAACGGGATATCGACACAGCCACCCAGGCCATGAAATTGCAGATGGAGCACCTGGACGCGCTGAAGCGCAAGCAGGACAGCCTGGCAAAGGCGCGCGCCGCCTACGACAAAACCCAGGGACTGGCCGGCAGTGTTGCCGCAACCGGTGTCGGTAGCCTCGGTGCGGGCTACGCCGCCAGCCGCCCCGTGGTGTCGGCAGTCAAAGCCTTTGCCCCGAATGAGGACTCTGCCACGCAGCTCAAGGTGTCGATGATGGACGACACCGGCAAGGCCTCCGAGGACTTCCAGAGGATCACAGACCTGGCGACCAAGCTGGGCGACCGCCTGCCAGGCACGACGGCAGACTTTCAGAACATGATGACCATGCTCCGGCGCCAGGGGCTGAGCGCGCAGAGCATCCTGGGTGGCACCGGTGAGGCAGCAGCCTATCTCGGCGTCCAGTTGAACATGGGAGCCACCGAAGCGGCAGAGTTTGCCGCCAAGATGCAGGACGCCACGCGCACCGGCGAAAAAGACATGATGAGTCTGATGGATACCATCCAGCGCGGTTTCTATGCGGGGTTGGATCCAGACAAAATGCTTCAGGGCTTCAGTAAAATCGCCCCTGTCATGGACACCATAAAGAAGTCCGGACTCGATGCAGCGAAGGAGTTGGCGCCTCTGTTGATCATGATGGATCAAGCAGGTATGGACGGAAGCGCGGCGGGCAACTCCTTCCGCAAAATCTTTCAGGCGGGTCTCGATCAAGACAAAGTCGACAAAGCCAATAAAATTGCTGCGGGTGCCAACAAGGGTATCTCACTGAAGTTCACCAATGACGACGGCAACTTCGCGGGGCTGGAGAACCTGTACGCGCAGGTGGAAAAGCTCAAGGTTCTGAATGACACCGACCGGACCGCCGTAATCTCCAAGCTGTTCGGCGACGACGCCGAAACCCTGACCACCTTGAACACGATGATGAACAAGGGGCTTGCTGGGTATCAGGAGGTGCAACAGAAGCTGCAGAGCCAGGCCGATCTGCGCACCCGCGTGAACGAGCAGCTCGGCACACTGACCAACGTCATGGAAGCGGCCGAGGGCAGCTTCACCAACGCCATGGCCGAGTTCGGCGCGGCAGTCGCTCCCGAGCTAAAGGAGCTGATCAACACACTGGGCGAACTTGCCAACGGTGTTGGTGCCTGGGCCAGGGAAAATCCTAAGTTGGCCGGGGGCCTGGTCAAAGTCGTGGCGGCTGTAGCCGTTGCAGCCGTGGTCTTCGGCACATTGGCATTGACCATGGCAAGCATGCTCGGCCCTTTCGCGGTGCTGCGTTATGGGATGGCGATGTTCGGCATACGCCTGGGCAGTATCAAGGCTCAATTGATCGGCACCCGCATCGCGGCTGCAGGCGCCGGTGTAGAAGTCGGCCGGATGGGAAGGACCTGGAAAAGCGTCACGGCCAGCCGGGCCGCCGGCGGCATGGTGAGCGTCATCCCGACGTTGATCAGTTCCGCACGGCTAGCGGCGGTCAGCGTGTTGCCAATGCTCAGCGGCGCAATCAGCACGGTAGGCGCGGCCATACTGGCTACCCCAGTCGGCTGGCTGATCGCCGCTGTCGCAGGCCTGGTTGCTGCTGCATTGCTGATTTACAAATACTGGGAGCCGATTAAGGGCTTCTTCCTTGGCTTCTGGCAGGGACTCACAGAAGCCCTGCAGCCGGTGCTTTCCGGTTTCAGCAAGTTCGGCGGGTTGCTGGCCAGCTTGGCGAAAGCGGCCTACTCCATTCCGGTCGTGGGCTCTGCACTGCGGCTGCTCGGCAGCATCGTGCGTCCGCTGTTCAACATGATCTCTTCAGGCATCAGCGGCGTAATCGGTTGGTTCAGCGACTTATTGAAACCGGTCGAAGACGTCGGCGGCGCCGCGCAGTCGATGGGCCAGCGCTTCGGCGCCGCTATCGGCAACATGATCATGACTTTGTTGCAGAGCATCAGCTCAATCACCACCGGCGCGGTCAACCTATGGACCAGCATCAAAGCCAGCTTTGACCAGGGGCTGACGGGCATCCTGCAGTTGATCATGAATTTCAGCCCGCTTGGCATGTTCTACCAGGCGTTCGCCGGCGTGATGAATTACTTCGGCGTGGAGCTGCCGGGGAAATTCGCCGAGTTCGGTGGGATGATCGTCAACGGCCTGGTCAACGGCCTGACCGCCGGCCTCGGTGCCGTGAAGGGTGCCATCGGATCCATCGGCGATTCCAGCATCGGCTGGTTCAAGGAAAAGCTCGGCATCCACAGCCCATCGCGGGTGTTCACTGAGCTGGGTGGCTTTACCATGGAAGGGCTGACAAAGGGCCTGGAGGGTGGACAAAAAGGCCCGCTCAACGCCTTGTCGAGCATGGGCAAACAACTCACAGCCGCCGGTACGCTGGCTCTCAGTGCGACCGCCATGCCTGCGCTGGCAGTCGATGATCGTCCCCCCATCAGCAGCGCGGGCGCAGCAGCGGTGTACGACAGCCACGACACCTACCAAATCACAATCGAAGCGGCGCCGGGCATGGACGTACAGGCCATGGAAAAAAGCCTGCGCGCGATGCTGAGCAAGATTGAAAACGAGAAGCGCGCCCGTCAGCGCAGCAAACTATCGGACCGGGATTAATCACCATGATGCTCAGCCTCGGCATGTTCGTATTCAGCCTATCGACCCTCGCTTACCAGGAGCTGCAGCGCCAAACGAATTGGCGCCATGCCAGCAACAGCCTTGTCGGCGCGGCGCCTGCGCTGCAATTTGTCGGGCGCGGCGAGGACACCATCACCCTGCCCGGCATCCTACTGCCGGAACTGGCCGGCAGTACTCTGAGTCTGGACGCCCTGCGCCTGATGGCGAACACCGGCAAGGCTTGGCCGATGGTCGAGGGCACCGGTCGAATTTATGGCTTGTGGGTCATCGAAAGCTTGAGCGAGACCAAGACGCTGTTTTTCCGCGACGGCACGCCACGGCGCATTGAGTTCACGCTGACTTTAAAGCGCACCGATAACGACCGTATCGATCTGCTCGGTGATGCGACCAGTACTGGCCTCAGCATTCTGAGGGGGCTGCTGTGATTGACGCCGCGCTGTCCAAGGTCACCGGTTTCCTCAAGGACACAGCGGAGCGTTTCGTTCGGGACGCCGCTTACCCCGTGCCGGCGTTCCGCCTGATGGTAGACGGCAACGATATCGCTCAGAAGATAAGTCCGCGGCTGATGAGCCTGGAGCTGACCGACAACCGTGGCGTCGAGGCCGATCAGCTCACTATCACCCTCAGTGACCACGACGGGCTGCTGTCGATTCCACCCAAGGGCGCCGTGCTGCGTTTGTGGCTGGGCTGGAGCGACACGGGCCTGGTGGACAAAGGCACCTACACCGTCGACGAAACCGAACACAGCGGCGCGCCGGACATACTCAGCATCCGCGCGCGGTCAGCAGACCTGCGAAAGGGCCTCAAAACCAAACGCGAGCGCAGCTGGAGCAACACCACTCTCGGCGAAGTGCTGGCCGATATCGCCATTGGCAACGGTCTCACAGCCACCATCGCTGGCGCACTGGACGGCCTGCCGATCCTGCAGCTCGACCAGGCCAACGAGTCCGACGCCAACCTGATCAGCCGCCTGGGCGAAGAGTTCGATGCGGTGGCCAGCGTTAAAGCCGGGTGCCTGCTGTGCCTGCCGGCGGGCGGCGGTAAGACTGCCAGCGGGCTGGATCTGCCGCACATCACCCTCACTCGCGCAGACGGCGACCAGCACCGGTACCTGCAAGCCGACCGCGACAGCTATGACGGTGTGCGGGCCTATTACTACGATGTGAACAGCGCCAAGAAACAGGAAGCCATTGCTGGCGGCGGCGACAACCTCAAGGACCTGCGCCATACGTACAGCGATCAGCAGTCAGCGCTGCGCGCGGCCCGTGCGGAGTTTCGGCGCCTGCAACGCGGCAGCGCCACGCTCAGCTACAGCCTGGCAATGGGCCGGCCGGACCTGATCCCAGAGTTGACCTATACGCTCCATGGCGTGAAGGCGGAGATAGACGAAATCATTTGGTATGGCGGGAACGTGCAGCACAGCCTCACCGCTGAAGGTGGCTACACCGTGAGTTTGGAGTTGGAAAGCAAACTGCCAGAAGACAACGTCGAGGACATGGCGGAAGAGAATAAAGGCAACTACACGGGGATCATCGCTCATTATCGCGATGAGAAAACCGGGAAGGAAAAAACAGTTACGGCAGGAGATCAGACCAGGCCGAAGCGACTGCACTGGCTGTATGCAACAGAAAAAACCGCCAAGCGGGCCGTGGGTCGGGAGTGGAAGAGAGTTCAAGCTGACCAGCAGGTATAAACCCCGGAGCATGTCCGGGGCCTGCTAGCGTTTAATCTGTTGCCTGAGTGAAGACCTCCAACAACCTCAGCAAATCTTTCTGGCGCTGGTGGCTGATCGATCGGAACATTGCCAGCAACATCGCCTCCTGATCGCTAAGGCAGCTCGCATCTACGATCTGCACTTTACTCACTGATACACCGCTGTTCTCCATCATGCGAATACTCCTTTCACACGCAACGGGGACTCGGCGCCCACACGGCGCCGTTAAAGTTTCCCGGGGAACAGCTAATTTCCAACACGTTTTGCTGTGTCATCGGACACTGGGCAAATAAATTATGTGTTTTGTTACGTCACTGAGCTGGCTTAAACGGGGGTAGCGTCATGTACACGCCGTTCTCACCCCAGCCTTGCAAGTTGCCTTTGGCATCAACCACATAATGTTCGTTGAAATCAGTCTCCGGGTCATCGAGACGCAGACCGCCGTCCGGGAGCTGCTTGCCAACATAAGTTGCTGTGTTCTTCCCGCCACTAGGAAAAACGGAGTCGATCAGGTACTTGTCACCCTGTTTGAACAACACCATAACGTATCCCGGCGCACCATCCCGTAACCAGCTCCCAATCCTGTTGGGGTAGGCCTTCAGGTCAAGCGCTTTCAGGGTCTGGTAATCCTGTTGGCTCAAACCTATAAGCGAGGCTTTATAGTCGGGATCAAACGTGGCATTTGCCCAGAAGGCTCTATCGGATTGCCCCTCGACGCGGAATCCTATGAAGGTTCTGTCAGCCTTGAACTTAGTATCGGCACGAACGGCTTCAGCCACTTTCGCGAGGTCAGCGTTGTTTAAACGCTTAGGGAGCAGGACTTCAACTTTACGAGGCCGGCCTTCGCGGAAGTCATCTTTAGTGATTACGTAGGCAGTGGACAAAGCAGCAGTTGAAGCATCTTGTTTCGCAGTCATTTCAGCAGGGTTGTCTTTACTCGCTATCGAACACATCGAAACAGCAACAACGACTAGGACCAACAATGTCACTAGCCTGAATACCTTCTGGCCCGTGCTCAGGCCGGGATTTTTAGCGCCGCAGTTGGGACAGACTTTGGCGGTGGCATCCACGTTGTGCTTACAGGATTTACAGGGTTTCAACGCCATCCGTACAGCTCCTTTCTTTTTCACACAAAAAACCGACCTTCATGGTCGGCGTTTCAAATCCATCTTTCCGGGTGCAATTCGCTACTTTTGCGGTTTGTTGCCTGCCAGGCTCGCAGCACTCGCAAATGCCGCCGCCGTTCGCAACAGCACATTACGGTCGTCCTCGGACATCTGCCGCAGGTTCCCCAACACGGCTGATTCAATCTCGCTGAGGTTGTTGAGATCGATATCGACGCGAGCGCCGGTCAACACGTAATGCACGTCAACCCCAAGCTCTTGCAGCCCAGAAAGGTAGCGCACGTCGGGGGAGCTGGACCCAAGTTCATAGGCCTTTTGAGTCCCACGGCTTACCCCAGCGGTGACGCCAAAGTCGGTCTGGTTTTTACCCAACCGCTCGCGTTCTTCCCGCAGGCGTTCACCGACCCCTGGAGAAATGAGCATTTTTTTGATCAATATAAATTGACTTGAACAGAAATCTGCCCAAGAATCCTTTTCGTCGAACACGATTAAACACGGACGAACACTATGCATGCCCTACAGACCCCCGAGCAAGCCCGCGCGCTTCTTGATCGCGAGGGTAAAAGCATTGCCGAATTTAGCCGCCAACATGGCTTGAACAAAAATTTGGTCAGCGACTTGCTGAACGGCCGGAAAAAAGGCCGTCGAGGTGAAGCGCATCGAGCAGCTGTATTGCTCGGGATCAAAGACGGCCAGATCACAAACTAGGGCCTCTGGCTCCAAGGGGAAACCAGAAGATGAAACGCCCAGTTCTAGACAGCAGAAAAAGCGTAGTCATGGCCGTCATCGGCGCCTACCCAGGCGGTCGGGAATACGCCTCGGCAGACCTCGGCATGCCGCTGAAGAAGTTCGACAACCAAGCCTACGAGAACGCCGGTAGCCGCCCGCTCACCGACGAACACATCCATCGTCTGGAACAAGTCGCCGGCACCACTTTCCTGGCCGATTACATCGCCTCCATGTACGGCGGCATGTTCGTACCGCTGAGCCTCCCGGAAACCTTGGACAACGTGGAGTTGTACAGCCGCTCGCTCAAGGCCTCGGCCAAGCGGGGCAAGGTCGACCAGATCATGTCTGCGGCTCTGGACGACGGTGTTATTGAAAAGCGTGAAGCCGACGCAATCATCGCCGCCCTGATTACCTACATGTCGGCCCGTTACGCCGAGGTATTTGCGACGATTCAGTTGTACAGCCAGGGAGCCACCTTGTGAGTACCTACAAGCTGGTCTGCCCCCACTGCCATGGCCGCATGCGCATTCGTACCAGCGAAGGCCAGCACATCTTCCTGCGAATCACCTACCTGCAATGCACCAATGAAGCCTGCGGCTGGGCTGGACGCGCCGAATTTCAAATGACCCACGAATTGAGCCCCAGCGGCATGCCCAACCCGGCGGTGAAGCTGCCGCTTGCGGACGTGGTCATTCGTCGCCAGGCAATGAAAACCGCCAATGATCAACCCGATCTGCTGGACCAAATGGAAATGGAGCGTGCGTGATGAATACCGTTACTCATACCGACTACCAGGAATATCAGGCAGCGATGCAGGCCGCCGGTCTTTCCTTCCTACAACGTCACCAAGGCGAGCACCTCGGCAACGACCAGTTGCTGTTCTGCCGCGCAGTGCAGCACCTGGTCGGCAGCCTGGAGGTGCCATTACACATGGCCGAAAAGCTGATCAGCCGTGCCTACGGCGAACTCAAATCCAACAATGACCGCCACCAGCTCGACGTCGACGCCAGCTCCAGCATGGTGGCCGTCATCACCGACCCTGCCAGCGGCATGACCTGGGCTGTCCCGGTCAGCCTGATCTATCAACGCATCATCAACGCACCCGAAAACCGCCGACTGCGTCTCGTAACTCAGTAACTCCCGACTAACCCCGCCCTCCCCATTTCCAATGGGTTTGGGTGAGCTTTGCCCGCAATCCGAGGTGGACCATGGAAATCGACATCGCCATCACCGCAAAACTGCCCCGCGACCAGGCCGAGGCACTGCTTCAAGACTTGCGCGCGCAGTACGCGGCGCTGTTCAACGAGCATTGGTATGACGACCGCTTTCGCAGAATCCCCGAGGGTTTGCGGCATGGCTCGTTGCTGGTGGCCTTCCCCGCGCTGGCCGCACGAAAAAGCCTGATAGGCGCCCTTAAACACAGTCTCGACGAAGCGAAGTAAGCCACGATGGAAATGGAAGAAAGGCTGCGCGCCGATGTCATCCAACGCATTGAGCGGGACTACCAGCTCAAACAAATGCCTGGCACCAAATACATGCGTAAGGGCGTTTGCCCAGCCTGCAATCAGAAGACCCTCTACACCTCTTCCGAGTCGCCGTGGACGTTGGTTTGCGGGCGCCCGGAAAAGTGCGACCACCGCGTTTACGTGAAAGACGTCTACGACGATCTGTTCAATGACTGGAGCAAGACCGCTCCGTCAACGCCGGAAAACCCTCTCGCCACGGCACGCGCTTATTTTGAGTTTGCGCGCGGCTTCAAATTTGAGCTGATCGCAGGTTGGTTTACCCAGGATAACTACTGGGATAGTCGACTGAGCATCGGCAGCGCCACGGTGCGTTTCCCGCTTGAAAAGGGCGGGTACTGGGAGCGCCTCATCGATAGGCCGGATCGGTTCGGCAAGATGAAGGCACGCTTTCGCCCCACCGGTGAAGGCCTGCCAGGTTACAAAGGCGTCTGGTGGTGCCCACCGAGCCTGGACCTGCTGGAAGTCGACGAACTGTTCATAGTTGAGGGGATTTTCGACGCCATTGCACTACTGCACAACGAAGTGCCAGCCGTGTCGATGATGTCTAGTGCCCCCTGCCCAATCGACTCGCTCAAGGCCCTGGTCAAGTTGCGCCAGGACGCCGGCAAGCGCCTGCCCCACCTGGTATGGGCACTGGACAACGAACCAGTTGCCAAGGCCAACATGCGCCGCTGGGCAAAGGAAGCACGCGACCTGGGCTTCACCTGCAAAGCCGCCGTGATCCCTCAACCCAGTGGAAAAAAGGTCGACTGGAACGACCTACACCTGCGTTGGAAATCGATCGAGGGCGATGACAAGCGCGCGGAACGGATTGAGCAAGACCTTGACGAGGCGCGCCACCAGGGTGATTTGTTGCTGGCTGATTCGGCGGAGGAAAAGGCGTTCCTGATCTACGTGCGCAACGAGCGCAAGGAGTTCCACTTCTCGTTTCGCAAGCGCCTGTATTGGTTTCGGTTGGACCTTGAAAAGTACGACCGCGCGATGACCGATCTGGAAAGCTCTGAGCGACATGAAGACCAGTTGCTCACAGAGGAACAGCGCCGCTACAAGGCCCTGCGTCAGTCCGGCTCAGTGACGAGCATTGCCAATTGCAATTTCCAGGCGCTGTACTACATGCGCAACGACCTGACCGACGAGGCCTGGTACTACTTCCGCATTGAGCGCCCTCAAGGGCCGGCCATCAAAAGCACGTTTACAGCCAAGCAACTCACCTCGGCGCCTGAATTCGCGAATCGCCTGCTCAACGTCTCCAACGGCGCGATGTTCGAGGGCAGTGCCCAACAACTGAAGCGAATTCTGGCGCCCCAGCTGGACTGCCTGAAGACCGTCAACACCATCGAATGGATCGGCTACAGCCGGGAGCATGGCGCGTATGTCTTCAATGACCTGGCGTTCTACGGCGGAGCTGTACAGAAGCGCAACAAGGAAGACTTTTTCGACCTCGGCAAGCTGAGCATTAAGTCGCAGAGCCAGTCACCGGTGCTGCAGATCAACACCGACCTCAACGCCTACAACGAAGGGTGGTTCGACATCTACTGGCGCTGCTTCGGCGTGCAGGGCCTGGTGGTGCTCGCTTGGTGGCTGGGCGCCTTGCACGCCGAGCAGATCCGCCAGATTCACAAGTCGCTGATGTTCCTGGAACTCGTGGGTGAAGCCGGCTCGGGCAAAACCACACTGGTAGAGCTGCTTTGGAAACTGGTCGGGCGCACTGACTACGAAGGCTTCGACCCATCCAAGGCGACCGCCGCAAGCCGTGCGCGAAACTTTTCGCAGGTCGCCAACTTGCCGGTGGTACTGATCGAATCGGAGCGCGAGCAAAAGGAAGGCCAGCCGGTGAAGCACTTCGACTGGGACGAACTGAAAACGGCCTACAACGGCCGCAGCGTTCGCTCCACCGGCGTTAAGAACAACGGCAACGACACTCACGAACCGCCGTTCCGCGCGGCGCTGCTGATCGCACAGAACAATCCCGTGAACGCCTCCGAACCCATCCTGCAGCGGCTCTGCCATGTCCATTTGACGCGGGAGCATCACACCCCGGAAACCAAGCATTTTGCCGAGCAACTGGAACGCATGCCGATGGAAAACATCAGTGGCTTCCTGGTCAAGGCGCTGCAGCGCGAAGCCAACACGATGCGACTGATGGAGGAAAATACCTCCCGCTACGAGCAGGAGCTGCTGGCCCAGCCCGGCATCCGCACGGTGCGTATCGCCAAGAACCACGCTCAGTTACGCAGCCTGGTGGATGCACTGGCCGGGGTTGTCCCGCTCGGTGATCGCCGCAAAGCCCTCGCACACGCCGAAATCAGCCGCATGGCCCTCGAGCGTCAGCAGGCAATCAACGCCGACCACCCGACCGTGCGCGAGTTTTGGGATCTGTACGAGTTCCTGAATGGCATGGACGAGAAAGCCGCGCTGAACCATGCGCGTCGCGATGGACTGATCGCCGTGAACCTCAACGAGTTTGTGGAAATGGCTGCCAATAAACGCCAGCAGGTACCGCCGCTGAGTGACCTGAAACGCCTACTCAAGACCAGTAAGTCACCCAAATTTCTGGAATCGAACAAGCCCGTCAACTCGGCGCGGCAGGTCGACGCCTTCGACAAACCTAAAACCATTCGCTGCTGGGTATTCCAGGGCGTGTAACCACCGCAACAACAGGAGCAGCAACATGCAAAACGAACTCAAATCGGCCATTCGCTTTAACGACTTTGTCGCCTACTTCGGCGCTCGGGGGGTACTGGCTATGGCCTGGTGGATGGGGGCTGTGCACGCAGGCCGAATTCGTGAGGAACAGACCAGCTTCCCGTTCCTGCAGATCGTCGGCGCCGCCGGCAGTGGCAAGAGTCTACTGCTGGACTACCTCCAAAAGCTGAACGGCCAAACGCCGTATTCCAATTGTCTGGGGCACTCCACCCCAGGCGGGCGAGCGCGCACGTTTGCCAGCGCGGGGCAGCGGATTGTCATTTGTGAGGAACAAGGTGAGTTAGGCCAGACGATTGATTGGGATGAACTGAAGCCGCTGTATAGCTCGGGCAACGTGAGTCTGCGCTCGGGGAATGGCCTGAGTGAAAAAGTGACATTCCTCGGGGCTTTGGTGATAACCGCAAACCAACGGCTGGAATGCAGCAATGCGGTGACCAGCAGAATGGTTACGGTCGATCTCTCCGCTCACGACGCCCACACGCCAAGAATCCGGCCGGAAGCCATTGGCAACCTCGACGAAGCTGAGGCAAGTGCGTTCGGTATTGAAATAGCGCAGTCGGGAGAATGGATTTGCAGCAGTCTCAAGGCTTTTTTACCCGCATATCAAGGCCAGCTCGCTCGTAAATACGGGGAGGACCTCAACGGGCGCACAGCCCTCAACTGTGCACAGATGATCTGTCTGGTTGACCTGCTCTGCAATCTTCTCGCTGTTCCGCAGGACCTTCTGCTTGAGACCAGGAAGTTGGTTCACGACATCGCCTTCTTCGACACCATCCCCTACTGACCCGGCCTTCGAAAGGAGAATCCGCATGACTACGCCTGCCCAAAAACAGCAGCCCAACTGGTTCCAGCAACTGCGGGAGTTCGAAGCCAAGCGCCCTGCCATCCGTAAGGCCGGTATTGAAGCGTTGGCTCGGCTGGTACCTGTCGCCCAGCGCGATACAGGCCAGAGCGCGGTGATCGGTCGCTTCCTGCTCGGGCTCTACAACGGCCGCGAATACCCCTTTGTCCTGACCAGTCTGCGCGGCCTCGACACCGCACTGTTCGACGACTGCCTGGCGGTGCTGCAACTGGACTACTCGCCAGAGCAAGAGGTGCACACGTACCTCCCCGACGGCGATGCCATCTGGGAAGAACTGATAGGGACGTGGGCATGAAATGGGCGCCGAAACGCAATAGGGACGGGCAAGTCCAGCAGAACTGCTGGGTTACCGACAACGGCTACACCGTCGCGTTGTGCCGGTTGCCGGAGTCGCGCTACCCCGTCACTCGCCCAGGGGGCGAACTGCCCTTCGCTTATGCGAAAGACCGAGACGAAGTCATAGCGATCATTGAGCAAGACCAGGCCAAACCGGCCTGAAAGATGGTGTCGAGGAGCGCCAACTCCCCGACACCTACCACCTAAAGGAGAACCACAATGCAAGTGAATCAACCCAAAAGCAGCACGCCAGAGGCTACCACACCTCGCTACGACACCATCGTTAAGCGTGGCTCAGCAGGAGATTGATCATGTCTAACCTCTACTTTTTGCAGGACAGCCGCAACAAAGTCGGCAGCCGGGTCATATTCTGGCGCGAGGGCGGCGGCTACACCTCAAACTTGAACGAGGCTGAGCAGTTCAAACGCGAGTCTGCGATCAAGCAGTACGAATGCCGCGAAACCGACCTGCCCTGGCCAGTGGAGTACGTCCGCATTCGCGCAGAGGTCGGCGTAGACTTCCAGTACCTCAGCAGGTCAGAGGCCGAGGCATACCTCAACGAAGACGGCCGCGTATATGTGGCCTACGCACGCGAGTGGGACGGCAACGATCTGGTGTGGCACGGCGGCACAGGCCCAACCGCTAACCTGGATGAAGCCATCCACCCGGGGGCGGCAGATGCCGCCGGGTACCTGGCGCAAGGCTTCGAGCTTTGGCCGTGCGGATACATCGTCGAGCGTTCCCGGCCGGTGGTACAGGCCGCGCAGCTCGACCACAGGCAGGCCCTGTGCTCAGTCGGCCTCAAGCTGCCCAAGCTCAAGCGCCCGCGCAACCGCATTTACAGCGACCGCCTCAACTGCGAAGGGTGCGGGCGCTTCCTCAGCGAGCGTCAACGTTTCGACGACTGCCCGAACTGCGGCGCGAGGAATGCACCATGAACAACGGTAAATCATTCCCTTGGAACCTCGACCTAACCGGCGTCTGCGACCAGTGCAACAGATCCCGCGCCCATGGCAACCATCACAAGTGCAGCAAAACACGCCAGGCCCTCAACGCCAAGCGTAGGGCCGAGGAAGCCCAAACCGGGGCCACACCGGCACCTAGAAAAAGTGCTGGCTTGTTCTGGTTACTTCGCCAGCAGTGATCGGCAACAATTAAACCGCAATACATCAGGCCCGGCGACGGGCCTTTTTTCTTCCTGTTGGAAGAATGTCTCAATACATCGCGTGGGGACGCATATGGCAGATGGCGTAGAGGCCCGTGGCAATTCGGTACGGGTCTATTTTCGTTTCAATGGCGAGCTGTGCCGGGAGCTGGTGCCCGGTGGCAACACACCGGAAAACCGGGAGCATGCAAAGCGCCTGGTCACAGTGATCGAGTACGAGATACAGGCCGGTACCTTCGATTACCGCCGGCATTTTCCAGAGTCGGCCAAGCTGGCTGAGAACACTTTCGGACACTACCTGGACCTTTGGCTCACGATAAAAAGCAACAGCGTGGCCGCTACCTCTTTCCGTGGATATAAGAACAAGGCCGAGGTCCATGTGCGACCGCGCTGGGGTGACGTTCAGATCGATCAGATTGACCACCTGGACCTGCAGGAATGGATCCAAGGGCCGCTGTCGAAGCGGCTGAAGAATAAGACCATCCGCGACATCATCAGCAATGTGCGCCAGGTGTTCCGGCTGTACCGCACCCGGAAGAAGGTCGCGCACGATCCAACCGAGGGGTTATTCGTCCGCCTACCCGATCCTGAGGCGCCCGACCCATTCACCAGGGCGGAAATCAAGCAGATCCTCAATACGCATACCAGTCGCACCCAGGAGCTTCTGATGGTGCAGTTCATGATTTGGGCGGGCCCACGGGTATCGGAGACCATCGCCTTGGCCTGGGAGGACGTAGATCTGAAACAGGGGATGGTCACTTTTCGCCGATCCAAGGTTCGCGGGGCCTATCGCGTGACTAAAACCCGGCGCTCTACACGCAAAGTGCGTCTGCTGGAGCCCGCGTGGGATGCCCTACGCAAACTGGACGCCATCAACCAGCTCAAGACTGTGGACACGGTCGACGTCGTCGAGCGCGACAATAAGACCGTTCGAAAGCACAAGCTGCACTTTGTATTCCTGAACACCAAGAGCGGCCTGCCGCACGTCAGCGACTTTGTCGTGAGGGATAGGTTCTTCAAAGCGCACTTGAAAGCGGCCGGCGTTCGTTATCGCGGACCTGGCCAGTGCCGACACACCTATGCCAGCCAACTGCTCACCACAGGCGTGGCCTCGGTTGACTGGATCGCGGAACAGATGGGCCACACCAGCGCGAACATGATCCGACAGCACTACGGAATGTGGATTAACGAAGACGGCCCTGATGTCATCAGCATGCTGCAGCACGCCCTGGCACTCCACCAATAAGTCGCGATGAAGGACTGTAGAACAGAGCATAAAAAAAGGGCCGACCCTATAAAGGCCAACCCCCTTCGCTTGCTTGACACGCCGCTGAAACCTAGGCGGCTACCTTACTGTTTACACGAATTTCAATTTGCAGGTCGGCATTGGCCAACAGGTTAACGAGCGCATCTAGAGAATATTTGTCAACTTTCCCTTTCAGCAAATCATTCAGCCTTGGCTGAGTGATGTGCAGCCGGCGAGCGGCCTCTGTTTGCGATACATCCCAGGATTTTACAACCCGGGTAATTGCTCGCATCAGTTTCGAACGGATGCGCAGGTTTTCGGCTTCTTCTGGCGTGTCAACCAACGCATCCCAGACACTGGTAGCGCGTTCGTTTGCCATATTTTCTCCCTCACTAGGAATAAAAGTGTTACTTCAGTTAGTGGTACTTCAGTTCGATTATGTTCATTCATTACATTGAGTGGGGTCACAGTTAGCAGCCTACCCCTTCACCTAAACGGTGAAGGGGTGCCTGCCACGCCCCGCCCTGCGATCATCCCAGCGAATTGAACCTTTCCTTAGCCAGGTCAATATCGCGCTTTTCCGTCTTTTGAGTGGTTTTTCGGAAGGCATGCAACACATAGATTGCATCCGGCCGGTTGGCCACATAAAACACGCGAAAAGCCCCGTCTTCGCACTTAATCCGGATCTCTTGCACACCCGGGCCAACAGACTTCATTGGCTTCCAATCGTCCGGCTCATCGCCTTCCTGCAGACCTTCCAACTGGTAGCCTGCTCGTTGCATTGCTGATTTAGGGAAGTCCCGAAGGGCCTCCAAACTACTACCGACCCACACGATGTCCTTCGATTTTTGCCGCTTCAT